GGGGCGCCCGCCATCTCGCCACCGGCGCCGCCCTTGAGCGCGGCCTCGATCTCGTCGAAGATGGGCTTGATGTCGCGGCGGGGAACGACCCCACCCTCTGGCATGTTCTGGGCCATGTTGACTCCTAACGTGGTTGAACGAAACCGGGTAGGTAGAACAAGAGTCGCGTCCCGGTACGCTACTCTTCATCCTCTGTGGTTGAACCTTCAGACGGCGGCACCATCTCGAAGGCGATGTCCTTCTTGTTGTGCGCCATCAGCATGTACTTCATGGGAACCCGACGGCGTTCACCGGTAGCCCGGTCTTCCAGCACGACCATGTCGTAGCCGGGCATCTCGCCAACCATGCGGATGTCGCGCGCCTTCTTGCGTGCGGTGTGGGTAGCCGCCTCGACGCTGATGGGCTTCATACGGCCTGCCCCGGCGTGCTCATGTGCGCCTTCGGCGGGGCGGTGTTGGCGCGGGCCGCACGCCCGTCCATCTCGGCCTTCTTGGCACGCTGCTCGGCCGCAGCCTCACGGCGAGACTGGTCGTCGAAGCCTTCCTTCTTCTTGGCCTCGTAGGAGCGCTGCTTGAGGCCGTCCAGGCGGGCCTGCTTCTGGCCCTTGGACTCGCTCTCCAGCTCGATGCGGTGGCCGGGGAAGCGCTTCTCGATGACGCTCTTCATGCGGTCGTAGTCTTCCTTGGTCTCGGCCTTGCCGAGCACGCCCATGTCAATAGCCGTGAAGCTGCCGTAGCCCTCGCCCTTGACGGCAGGCGCGGCACCGTGGCTCCAGTCCACGTTGCGCGCGTTGCCGCAGTCGGGGCAGGCAGGGAACCCGGCGCTGGCACGGAAGTAGACGTCCTTCTCCGTGACTTCGCACGCAGGACACCGGAGGTCGTGAAGGGGCATGGTGGTCTCTCCTGTCTAGGCCCGAACGGGCGATGGGCCGCCAGCCAGGGACTCCTCGGCGGGAGCCTGCTCGGCAGCGGTGGTGGTCTCGGTGGCGGGCACCTCCTGCGGCACCCCACCCATCATGGCGGCGATCTCCGGCGGGAGCGGCGCACCGCCCAGACCGTCGGGAGCGGGGGCGCCCTGCTGGGCCGCGAGCTGCTCCATCATCGCCTGCTGCTGCGCCTCGACCTCCTCGGCCGGGATGAGGAGCTTCGCCGGCAGACCGACGCCCGTGATCAGCTCCTCCATGAGCATGCGCTTGTTCACGTTCGGATCCTGGGCAAGCAGCGGGAACAGCTTGAGCAGGGTCTCGGCGAGAACCGACGGATTCTGGCGGATGGGGTTGTAGGACACCATCGAGAAGTTGACGTCAACCTCGCGGATGTCGGAGAGGGTGACCTCGCTCCAGCCCTCGTGACCAGACACGCGGACGAGCTTCGCGTCCTTCATGTACTTCTTGGAGAGGTAGAAGCACTTCTCGGCGACGTCCTCGAGGGCCGTGTTGATGTGGCCCTCGCGGGTGGCGAGGCGGGTACGCATCTGCGCGTCGATGATGGCCATCTCCGTCGCGGTGCGGGCACCGGCAACCTGGCCACGGGCCGCCTCGGCGAGCGCCGAGATGAACGCCGCGTCGGCCTCCTGACGGCCGATGAAGTTCTCGACACCGACCGGAACCTGCGGCATCGGCATCTCATAGAACAGCGTGCCTAGGCTGCGGATGCCTTCGGCGTTTGTGGGGCTGATGCCGACGAAGCTGCCGGAGGCGGCCTCGACTGCCTTGTTGAGGTCTTCCTCGCTGATCAGCTCGCTGTTGTAGAGGATGCGCGGGATCATCAGGTAGACGATCTGCTTCATGTGCGTGAGCAGGTCGTTGATGGTCTCCTGCTGGTTCAGGACGAGCTGAACCTCGGAGAGACCAAGGCAGTCCACCGCGCTCTGGTTGAGCGAGAACATCGAGTACGGGATGTAGTCGATGTCAGCCTCGAACACGACGGCGTCGGCCTGGCGGATGTAGTGGGTGACCTTGTTGCTCTCGCGGTCGTAGTACTCCCACACCGTCACCCACTCAAAGGCGTCGCGCAGGGGGCCGACGTCGTTGGTCTTGTAGGTGTCGCTGATCCACTTGGGGTAGCGGTCAGGCGTGACGTCCGACAGCTTGTCGCTTCGGTAGGCGCCCGACTTCACTCGCCGCTGAAACTCAGTCCAAGGGATGACCGCAGCCTCGAGCCAGTAGCGGATGTCGTCCTGGTCGCGCACGGTCTGGTCGAAGAAGACTGCGCCCGGCTCGAGGACGCGCACCATCGGGCGATCCTCGGCGGCGTTCCAGCCCACCTTGAACACGCCACGCTTGCAGAGCACCGCGTCGATGAGCGCGGTGGCCGCACGGCGGCGCATGTTGTTGGCGTCGAACACATACTCCATCAGGCCGTTGACGAGGGGCAGCGCAGCCTGGCTCTCGCGGTTGCGCGGGTTGGCGGCGACCTTCGGGTTCGGCCCGAGGAGCGCGCTGACCGCGGTGTCCGCGATGGCGTAGATCATGTTCTTGGAGCAGAGGAACGACGGGATGCTGCCGTCGGCCAGGTTCACATCGTTGCGGCTCGTGTAGAACTCGCCGCGGTAGTACCGACGCGCCTTGTCGAAGTTCTTCTTCTCGGTGCGCTCGTAGTAGCGGCGATGGCGGTCGATGAGGTTCGCGAGGTTCATGTCCACTCCCGAGCGATGGGCTTGAAGGGGTTCCGAGAGGCCGCACGCTCAGCGTGCTTGAACTTGTCGAGGTCGGCGATGGTAACCCGAGGGCCGCCTTCGTGCGGAGTATAGTCGCGGGTTTGCACGGCAGTCGGCTCATCTGAAGTGAACCGACGACGGCTCAGGATGTCGGCTGCCATGACCGCCGTTCGGGCGAGGTCGAAGTGATGCGTCGTGCCGTCGCCCGACTTCACGCGACGGTCGCGCCCGCCATCGTAGTTGATGAGCTGGTGCAGCAGCGTCTTCGACTTGATGGTGATGTCCTCTTCGCGCAGCATACGAACAAGGCGGGCCTCGCCTTCCTGCACGCGCTTCTCGGTCGCGTACCAGCCGGGGTGGTTCCTGTCCGTCCACAGCAGGTTCTTCGCGCCCTTGTCCTTCAGCATGGCGATGCACGCTGCGGCGTTGGACTCCACGGCGAGCAGCGCCTGGTTGAAGAACCGCTGGAGGTTGAGCAGGCGCTCGGCGAAGCGACCTGGGTCTTCGCGGCCTTCCCAGACCGCGACCTCGCGCCGCTCGATGGCGTCCCACACCGTCACGGCGCTGTTGTCACCGGTGGAGCCGAAGCCCGCGGGGTCAGCGCATACGAGGTAGGAGCGGCCGCGCACCGGGCGCTCAAGCAGCGACGCTCCACCCGACACCGGCTCTGGCGGGGCAACCGAGGTGAGCAGGCTCTTCTTGAGCACATCGACGGGCATGACCGGCGCCGAGCTGCCGAGCCAACCATCGTAGGGGTCGGACGGGTACTTCGAGGTGAATAGCCGTTCATCGTTACCCATTTCCGTTTGGAGCGACAGCCGGCGGAACGCCAGGTTGTGCAAGTCCATGCCGGGATGGCGCTTCATGTACTCCAGCTCGGTCTCGGTCGGCACGAGACCGTGCGGGTCAACACGGCAGCTTGGGTCGATCCACCACTCGAGGAACACGGGGTGGAAGCGACCCTTGCCCTCGAGGGCGTTGTGCCACATGGTCTCGTGGTGGCTGCCGGCGGTGCCGGGCGTCGACTCGAGGATGACGCGGGCGTTGGTACGCTTGTTGACCGCGGGGAAGATGTTCGCCGCTGCTTTGCGCTGCCACTGTGCCTCACCGAACTCGGTCAGGAGTAGGCGGTCGATGGAGCGACCGACGGCCGGGGAGCGGCCACCCGCGGTGAGCACCTTGATGCCGCCACCGTGGACGAAGTGAATCTGCGTCGTGCCCGGCTTGCGGCCGGTCTGGACGGGAACCTTCACGTCGTCAGGCAGGCGGCCGTAGGCGAACAGGATGCGCTCGAAGATGTCCTCGGCGGTGTCTTGGCGCTCGGCGATGAGCACGCCCTTCACGCCTTCGAGGTACATGCAGTCGCGGAGCAGCAACATGACCGCGGGCGTCGTGATCTTCGCCTGACGGAACTTGTCGGTCAGCACCCACCGGTGGTCAGCGCACGCCTGCAAGAACTTCATCTGGATGTTGGTCGGCTCAAGGTAGCCGATGGACTCGTCCTCGCGGACGATCTGGCACATGGACACGAAGGCCCACGGGGTGCTGAACATCGCCTCAACTTTCCGCATGTCCATGTGCGGAAGGTTCACGAGTTTCGCGCCGTTGGGTAGACTTGACGGTGCGCTCACGATATGATGCCCTCGTACCTATGCTAACACGGTATGGTCAGGAGGGCGACATGGCTGACAAGTGGATTCAGGGGGCGATCAAGAACCCCGGCGCCCTCCGCGAGAAGATGGGCGCGAAGGAAGGCGAGAACATCCCCAAGGAGAAGATCGCCTCCAAGATCTCCCAGCTCAAGGGCGAGGCCGAGGGCGACAAGAAGCTCTCCGAGGCCAAGCGCACCATGCTCAAGCAGCTCGTCCTCGCCCGCACCCTGGGCGGGATGAACAAGGGGAAGTGACCGTGATCGGCACCGACGTCCAGAACACCACGCTCGCGAACAAGGGGCCGAGCCGTCGCGAGATGATCAAGCAGATCCTCGTTGACCGCATCAAGCAGTCGGCGAAGCCCCGTGGCTGAAACCAGCTTCAAGCCTCCCTCCTCGGTCTCGGCCGCGGCTGCGCGCGGCTTGATGCTTCGTCGTTCGCAGGCGCCGTCCCAGAAGGCGGGCCTCGACACCAAGCAGGCGTCCCAGCAGGGCATCGGCTCTGGCGTCCAGCGCGCCAGCGACTTGAAGGCCGGCGCATCGATGAGCGAGTCGACCGTGCGTCGCATGAAGGCGTACTTCGACCGCCACGCCGGCAACTACAAGCTCGACGCCGGCAAGTCTCCCAAGGAGGACAAGGGCTACGTCGCCGGTCTCCTGTGGGGTGGTGAGGCCGGGAAGTCTTGGGCCAACAGCGTCGTCAACCGGCTGGATGCACGTCGGGGGAAGTGATGGACAGGCGAGCCGCGCTCAAGCAGGTCTACTCGAACCCTGGGCTGCGTGAGCGCATCAAGAAGCGCATCATGGCCGGCGGCAAGGGTGGCAAGCCAGGCCAGTGGTCGGCGCGCAAGGCGCAGATGGTCGCCCAGGAGTACAAGGCCAAGGGCGGCAAGTACAAGGGCGGCCCGTCCAGCGGGCAGAAGAGCCTGAAGAAGTGGACGAAGCAGGACTGGACGACGCCGTCAGGCAAGCCCAGCACGCAGGGGCCGAAGGCCAGCGGCGAGGTTTACGCCCCGCGTCGCGCCATCGAGAAGCTCCGCTCGACGCCTGGCGGCATGGCGAAGCTCGCCGCGGCCACCGCGAAGAAGCGTGAGGCCACGAAGGAAGGCAAGCAGTTCGCTAGTCACGGTCTTCACGAAGGAAAGGATCGCTAGCGTCTGACCACGCCTCGCGTAGGAACTTCAGGAGCCGTCGGCGAGCCGCCCGGCGGCTTCGCTGTTTGTCGGCGTACTCGACGCAGCAGGGACACGTCCGACTGCCCTTGCGCCATCCCTTGATGTGTCTCTTGAACTCATCCATACGCAGACCCTCGCACCCTGTCCCTATAACGTGAAAGAAAAGTTACGCAACCCCTTGCGCGCAGATACCCATAGTGGTATTCAGAGGATGCACCCCTCGAAGCGTTTCAGGTAGCCCGCAAGGGTCTGTAGCAATGAGAGCGGGCAGGCGCAGCACCAAGAACTTCAACTGTTCCTTCGACCCAGCCGGTCGGAGTCGCTAGCGCGTCTGCCCCCGGCTACGGAGTGCTCAAATGGCGATCTCTACCGAAATCCTCAACACCACGTTCGCGGATCTCCGCGGCCCCCTCGTCAACAGCTTCATCCGCTCGAACGAGCTGCTCGACGCGCTCATGAGCAAGGCTCGCATGCCCTCCGAGGGCGGCAGCCTCATCGAGCGTTCCTTCGCCGGTGGCGCCCCCGCCCGCGGCGTGGGTGTGTTCGTCGGCGACGAGCTGCTCAACATGACGCGCCGTCAGCAGACCAAGCGCTTCCAGGTTGAGCCGCACCGCATCGTCGCGGCGATCAACATCCCCAAGAAGGAGCTGCTCTTCAACAGCGGCAAGCTCGCCGTCATCCGCCTCATCGAGGAGTACCCCCAGACCACGCTCGAGGGCGCGAAGGCTGACCTCAACAGCTTCCTGCTCACCGGCGTGTCCCGTGGTCTCGTCTTCCAGACGGCCGACCTCGCTGGCTTCCTCAGCCTCAACGGCGACTTCGCCGCCGGCTCCGGCACGGGCGTGACGAACGGCCTCCTCGACTTCGCCACCCCGGCGACGCAGAGCCAGGTTGTCCAGAACGTGGCCAAGTCCTCGTCCTACAGCCACTTCAACCAGTACGGCGCCATCACGACCTGGGCCACGGACGGTCTCCCGACCCTCCGCAAGACCTACCGTCAGTGCGCCCACTACGCGGGCGGCATGGGCAAGGGGCCGGATCTCGTCGTCATGGACGACGACACCTACACCAACTTCGAGGACAGCCGTCTGTCCCTCGTGCGCGTGTCCCTCGTCGAGGACAAGACCGAGCGCACGAACACCCTCGGCCTCGAGCTGGGCGTGGCGAAGGTGTACAGCTCCATCGACCTCAACCGCAGCGGCGGCGGGTTCAGCGCTCCGGCGACGGGCGGCGTGACGTACATCCTCAACACCGACTTCCTCGAGATGCCCCTCATGGAGGCTCCGTCCATCACGCCGTTCACCGAGCGTGTTGGCGACCAGGACGTGGTCACGGCCATCTTCTCGATGCAGGGCAACCTCATCTGCACGAAGACCCCGGCCCAGGGCTGTGTCTCCGGCGGCGCGGTCTGATCCGAGCGCACCGGTAACCTCAACCTCAAGGAGATTCTCACATGTCTTTCGGAAACAACCAGGTCTTCGGTGATGACGTCACCGCCGTCTACGCTACTGAGGTCTACCCCCTCGGCACCGAGCGCCTCGTGCTCGGCTCCCAGACGGGTGTCGGCGATCAGGTCTGCATCTTCGTCAAGACGGATGCCAACCTCGTTGCGGGTGACGTGCTTCAGCGCAAGCTCACCTCCACCAACGGCAATGTCTCGCCCTCCGTGGGCACGGGCGCGGTGAACGCAGCGTCCTTCGCGGGCGTGGCCTTGGGTACGGTGACGGCGGCCACGGCCCCGTACTGCTGGATCATCAAGCGCGGCGTCGTTTCGGCGAAGTCTGCGGCCGCCACGGCCGACAACTTCCTTGTTATCGGCGTGACGGCGGCCTCGATGACGACCACCGCGTCGGCGACCACGTCGTCCTTCGGGTACGCCTTCGCCGCGAACTCGGGCGGGTTCGTTTCCTGCTACGTCAGCGCGCTCTGAGCACTGATGTGGTAGGCTAGGCCAGAACAGTTAGGAGGCGGGCATGGACACTTCTCTCGGAGCGCTTCGCGCCCGCCTCTTCAACTTCCGAGCCTGGGACAGCACGGGCACGACGCTGGACAACCGGATTCGGGAAGCGATGAACGTCGCTCTCGACCGGATCTCCGGCGACGTGCCCGAAGCTGTTGTTCCCGACAACGAGCACATCGTCCTGTTCAAGGACGTCGATGGCGAGGACGCCGCCATCAACGCTCGCGTCCGCACGACCGCAGACACCAAGGTGTTTGAGTTCACCGATGCCAACAACGCGCCGCTTACCGGGTCGAGTCCTTGGCTCCCCGACGTGACGGGCACCTACGACGGCATCATGCACCTCGAGATCGTGGACAGCAAGGGTGTCGTCCACCGTCGCCAGTGTCGCGAGTTCTGGGAGAACAAGGCGACCGGTGGCTACTTTGTGAGCCTCGAGCGTCCGTGGGACTTCGGCTCGGCCACGTTGATGAAGTTTCGCATGCAGCAGCCCGAGTTCTTCGTCACCGACGACGTGACGCGAGTGCTCGAGCCGGGCCGCATCTTCGACGACACCCGCCAGCAGATCTGGGCCATCGACACCGGCGGCGCCTCCCGTCAGGACATGATCGACTTCCGCGGCCAGGACAAGGGTCGACCCTACCGCCTCTGGCGCGGCCGGCACTTCCAGATCCCCGCGCCCACCAAGGTGGCAGGCGTCGCCGCTCATGCGAGCATCCTGTGGGCCGGCCCTGAGTGGGAAGGCACCTTCCGCTTCTGCTACACCTACGTCTGGGGCCGCAAGGATCTCGAGTGGCAGACGGCTCCTGGCGGCATCCGTGACCCGCAGTGGGAGAGCGCGCCGTCGCCCATCAGCGCGGCGTTCACGCAGTCGGGGCAGACTGCCGGCAAGGCCATCTCCATCACGG